ACATATTTTTTAAATTCTTTTCGCTCCAATTGATAATATGGCACATGATGATGAACATTTCGCGCAATCATTTTGTATAATTTAAAATCTGGATATCTCTCTTGACCATTGTTTTTATACAAAATATTGACTCCATTATCATCTAAACACCAATCTACAATGAGTTGAACTAATGGTGAGCATTCTTCTAAATTTGAGATCTCATCCATGTCATCAATCAGGTAATCCCATATAGAACACGCAAGACGACACAAGTCAAAACTATAATTCGGGTCTAAACGAGGTTTTTTATCGTTAAAATATGGCTCAACATTATATTGCGTCGCCGCATCCTCGCCATTTTTAAAACAATCGCTACAAAATTGTTTGCCACTGAATTTATAAATACCTCTGCCAAAATCTATAATCTTGTATATTCTGCCATACGTAGGCACTTTATAATACTTGTTGTTGAACTTGTAATACAAGAATTTTTTGTCCGTCTTGTTATACATGATATTGTTCGTGTGTAAATCGTTATGAGTAAATAAAAACACCTTTTGATAAGTTACCAAAGTCATGATGATTTGCATCAATGCGGAAAACCATTCTTTTTCCTCCAATTCTTCATTCGTAATCAAATTATCAAACGTATTTTCGCAATTTTCCATACAAATAATTTGAACTGGAAATTTTTCAAGAGTTACATCAACTCGCTCATCATCGTCGTAATCTGATTCATCACTATATTCTTCCGAGTCCTCACTATAACCTGACGCGGATGTTATTTTACCAGAATTGAATGACCCGTTAGAACCAGATTTTGCGACGGTTTCTTCAAAATCCTCATCATTGTTTTCAGTATCTTCAGATGTATAAGATGTCCTAGATGAACAAGAAGATCCTGAAACCACCGATTTAATTGTTTCGCTCTTGTTATTTCCATCATCATCCGTCAAATGGGACAAATCAATAGAAAACTCTTTTAATGTATCTAGTGAAATATGTTGTTCGCGGATTTCTTGACCTTCCCCCGAAATATCTATATCATCCGCAAAAACATTTTCAAATAATTCATTGTTAATTGATTTCGCCGATATATTTAAAGGTTTACTGTCGGCGTCTTCCTGGATTTTGATTGGTTTCAACTTTTTAGTGTCAGACAAGTCTTTTAACCGGTTGTTTTCATCTTGAACGTTGAATAAAATATTTTTGTTTTTATTAAAAAAATCAGATCTATTGACAAATTCAAGATCATCAATAATATTGAATTTGAAATTCTTTTTGATTGCTAAAAAAGAACCATAAAATTCAATACCGTGTACAAAATGGTGATTATAATTCAAAAGACTTGAACAATAAGAAAATAATCCGTCAACATAAGCAGTGTTGTTTTCATCCAAAATTTTTTCATTGACATCACAAGTGGTTGAATTGTATTTGGGCAAGCTATAAAGGGCTTGGTCTGCGAAATCATATTTCCCAACAATTAATTTAAATGGATCTATTAAGGGTGCCATTTTAAAAAACAAATTTTTACTTTTCGTCTTGTCTTTTTGGGAATGTTTGATTTCACACTTGTACAAATTGTAGTCGGTTTGTTTTTCGACTTTGCTAATATACCATTCATGGTTCAAATTAATGGAATTATAATTGGTTTCATTCAAATCAAAAAATTTATTATAAATCGGAACATAATTTTGTACTTCAGAGAGATTGGTTAGTTGTTCGTTTTGAAAACTTTTAAATAATTCACCGTTTTTTCTCTTTTCATAATGAATCTTTAACGATTTATTTATAGTGCTCATTAATAATTATAATTATACTTAATAACTATTTTTTTTTAAATCAAACTCATTAAAAATACTTTATTTAGTAATCATTCGTATTTTAGTCGTTTTAGTGATTTCTCTCTTTACATCCATTTTAAAATATCATTTTCGTAAATAATTTTTATTAATTTTTCTTAATTAGTATAATATGAATCTTGAATTAAGAAAATTTGATATGAAAACCATTAGTTTCAAACCTAATGAATCTAAAGGTCCAGTGGTTGTATTAATCGGACGAAGAGACACCGGTAAAAGTTTTTTAGTCCGCGATTTACTCTTTTATCACCAAGACATACCTATTGGCGTCGTCATTGCCGGTACAGAAGAAGGTAACGGCTTTTACGGAAAGTTGGTGCCAAAACTTTTCATACATAATGAATACAACACCGCCATCATTGAAAACATTTTAAAACGACAAAAATCCGTCTTGAAACAAATCAAAAAAGAAATGGAAACATTTAAGCGAACTACCATTGATCCCCGCGCATTTGTTATTTTAGATGATTGTTTATACGATGGAACCTGGGCGCGCGACAAGATGATGAAATTACTTTTCATGAATGGGAGACATTGGAAGATAATGTTGATCATTACTATGCAATATCCATTAGGAATACCCCCAACTCTCCGCACCAATATAGATTACGTTTTTATCTTGCGAGAACCATATATCGCAAACCGTAAAAGAATCTATGAAAACTACGCGGGTATGTTTCCAACTTTTGAATCCTTTTGTCAAGTCATGGATCAATGTACGGAAAATTACGAGTGCCTGGTGATAAATAATAATGCCAAGTCGAACAAATTGTTTGATCAAGTCATGTGGTACAAGGCGGACAATCATAACGATTTTAAATTAGGCAGCAAGGAATTCTGGGATTTATCGAAAAATATCCCTTCTGATGACGAGGACGAGAAATATGACCCGAATAATGTCAAAAAACGCGGACAAGGTCCGAAAATCAATGTCAAAAAGACGAAATGGTAATGTCATTACTAATTACAACACATTTCGTTTTTGCTTCTAAAAAACAAAAACAAACAAAACAACTTAAAGAGAAATCTATAATATAGATTATAATGACAGAATCGCTTGATATTGTTAACTTGATTGAATCTAATCCAATCACAAAACTCACAAATGACTACAACAACAAATTATTAATGAAAATAAAACAAAATTTCACAGAAACAGAACAACAACTATTTGTTTCTTCGTTTTATTGTTATTTGAACTATAATTCAACGACAGATTTTGTTATTGATTTAGATAATGTATGGAAATGGTTAGGATTTTCCACAAAACAAAAAGCAATATTGTTATTGGAGAAGCATTTTGTCATTGAAAATGATTATAAATGTTTGCTTAACCTTAAGGTTAAGCAAAATAATAATGATTTGCTCTTGAACTCGCAAGAGCAAAAAAAAGATGGACGAGGTGGTCATAACATACAAAAAATAATGATGACCATAAAAACCTTCAAATTATTTTGTATAAAAGCAGAAACAAAAAAAGCAAAAGAAATTCACGAATATTTTGTGAAATTAGAAGAAATATTACAACAAACTATACAAGAAGAAAGTGACGAATTAAAAAAACAACTTAGCGAAAAAAATGAACAGTTATCAATAAAAGAAAAAGAATTGGAAGAAAATAAAAAAATGTTGGAAGAAACTGAAAAAATAACCAAGTGTAACGAAATTCCAACAATTTATATTTTCAATATTGACACCACAAGGGAAACCCCAGAGTTAAAAATTGGTGTTACACATAATGTGTCAAAAAGAATCAAACCATACAAGCAAATATGTAAACACGGTAAATTAGAATTTACTTATACTGTTGAAAATACAAACCTAAAAACTATGGAATATTACATACATTCATTATTATCGTTTTCTAGAGTAAAAAACGAGGTTTTTCAAATAGATGTTGAACAAGCAAAATTAATTGTATTAAATGTAATCAATTTATTTGAGACAGTCAGTATAACAAATAATTCAGAAAAAGTTTTGAAATTAAATCAGTTACTTGAAAAAACAAAACCAGAAATAAAAATTTCAACGGCGGAAATCGCGTGTCAAACAGATTTTGATGAAAATATTCCAGAAACAACACCTTTGTTGTTTTATGACACTAATATCAAAGATAATTTCAATCAGTTCATTGATAAAATGTGTATTGTTAGAAATGATGTAGAAGTTTCAAGTAAAGATATTGAAGGTCTATATCGTTTATGGAATAAGGAGAAACCTAAAAAAGAAACATTTCATGCGTTTAAACATTACTTGGACACTCGTTTCAAACCATGTAGATTAGAAAAACAGGATAAAAATCATGTTGTTTATGGATATAAGGGTGTTTCATTAAAAGAAATTGAATATAAAAAAAAAGTGGTTCAAAGTGACGCTCAAATATTCATTTTTCAAGTATGTAAATTTTCACCAAGTGGAACAATTTTAAATACCACTTTATTAGAAGAATATCAAAAATGGAAACAAAGTGTATGTAAAGAAATCAATGGAAATGAAGCGAATGAAATTAAAGATTATTTGAAAGATTGTGAATATACAATGTATTCAACTATTTGGACTCCTTATGGAAATGGACAGGGTTATTATGGATTATATTTAAAAAGTGACGAACATAAATGTAAAAAAACATCGTCGACTGGTAAAAAAGTTTATAAAATACACGTTGAGACAAATGAAATTTTAGGAACATGGGATACAATTGCGAAAGCATCACAATATGAAAATATATCTTCTACTAAAATGAGTCATGCTGTGCGTTTAAAAAAGATTTTTAATAATGATTATTTTTATACAACAACTATATGATACAGCATGACCATGAAAATAATGATTTTATTTATTTCACAAAATCATTATTTAACAGATTTTTTAGCCTTTCTTGATTTTTTAGACTTTCTTGTTTTCCGAGTTTTCTTTGATTTTTTATATTTTCTAGTTCCACCACTTGATGGTGGCGGTGGTGGAAGTATTACTTCTCTTGGGGAATGGCGAATTATATACGCATCTAAAATATTCATCATATTTGTCATTCTCTGTGTTTTATCTAAAAGACCTATTTCCGATCTTAGCTGATGTCTTGAATCATTCACATCATTTGGATCTCCCAACATATTATATATATTACCTAATAGCCATTCTAAATTATGATACAAATGCGTTGACAATCTAAGATATCTGTTGTCAGGAGTACGGTTTATAATATCTACAAATTGTTCAAAAATTCTTAAAATATCATTTGTATGATTATTGAAATCTTGTCTATATCTATCATTGTTTTGATTTTCATTCCAATGATTCAAAAGAATGTTAATATCATCGGTTCTTGTATTTATAATTTCAATGGTTCGTTCTATATCACCATGTGTAGCCATATTGTATATTTATATATATTCATATATATTTTTTTATAAGTCAAGAATATAATCACCGCGAGGTCTCTTTACCAATAAATAATCCGCATCATCATACAAATAATAATAATTTGGATTATATCCACCATAATAGTCTAAATAAAGGGGATTTACCGCATAGCTGGTTGAACCAGTACCTCCACCATAATATCCCCAACCCCATCCTCTTCCCCCGCGTCCTCCCCATCCTCCATGTCCTCCGTGACCGTGTCCTCCATAACCTCCGCCTCCGCGACCTCCATGTCCACCGCCACCGCGACCTCCTCCACCACCTCCGTGACCTCCGCCGCCACCACCTCCCCCACCACGAAATCCTTCGGCTCCTTTGAAAATCAATAAACTTACCACAGCAAAGACTATGATTGACAATAAATACATGTATTTTCGCATATTATACAATATTATGCGAAAATAATTATACACGACACCAAAATTATACAAATAAATATAGTTATCAAAACAATTTTATTTTTTGTTCGTGTAGTCATTATATTCTCTTTATATTATTTTGCGATTACGACGACAAGTTTTACTTCTTTTATAACTACGCATTGTTCTTTTTGTAAATCGTTTTTTGCCCTTTCTATTTTTTCTCGTTTTTTTACCGCCCCTTTTTTTGTTTATTTTTTCTACAATCTCTTTTGATGAATTTTTTATAATTTCATCATATAAATCATTGTTTTTGCCTCTTATATAATCCATAAATTTTAAAGCGTTTTCATCATTAGAATTACCTAATTTATCAATTAAATATGACATAATAACATTAAATGTATCACTTCCGATTTTATAATGATTAAAAATTTCATTTAAATTTTCTGGTATAACAACTAATTCATCCATCACTTTATAAAAAACATTTTTATCCCTAGTCAAATCATTAAAATCTCTAAAAAAACCTTTTTTAGTATTGTTAAATAATCCAACCCAAATTTTTATATTATTTTCCTGTTGTATATTTTCTTGTTCTATATTTTCTTCTTCTTTTTTCATATTTTCATTCAAATCATTTTTAGAACCAACTGGAGATGGTGGTGGTGGACGCACCGGTTTTTTATTTATACAATGGTCTTCTAAACATTTAATCAATTTATTGTCAAAAAAATCTCTTTCGGCTTGATTAATAGGATTACTTGAATTAGAACCATTGTTATTTTTACGAACAAATTCAAAAAAATCAATATAAGATTTTTTATTTAAATCATTCATGTTGTAAACATCATTAAAATAACTTTTCAAATATAGAAATAAGGGAAAGGTTTTAATTTGATTTATATCAATATTATTATCAATTTCTGTATTAAAAAAATCTTTCAAACATTCTGCTAAGCAATCGTCGCTAATAATAGATGTCTTGATAGGTTGAGTTGGAATTGGGGTTGGTGGAATGGATTTGGTCTCCGGATTTAGATTTTGATTTGAAATTACAACTTTTTTTTTATTTACTCTTTGTCCAGTTGTATTTATATATTCAATTGCCAATTTAATCATATTTGTTTTTGAACAATCCATATTTCTCATTTTGTTTTCATTCTTTTCAAAATAAAAATCCCAATTTAGTGGAATTTCTTTATCATCAAACATTGTTAATGTTATATGATTACAATCACTTTGTGGGTTTTCAATATTATTATCAACACAATTTGTAGTTTTTGAACATTTTGGGTCGTTTTCTTTTACACCAATTTTTAATGATAAAAATGATGGCGGTTTATCACATAATCCTTTAGAATTATATTTCAATTCATGAGAACATGGTAATATAATAATTTCTTTTGGAAAATATTTTTGTTTTTGATTTGTATTCATCCCATTGAGAATATTTTCAATTGTCTGTCGGGTTCGTGTCAAATCTGAAGCAAAGACATAATTTATATTTTCTTTTTTATTTTTCAAAATTGTTGTTAAAATTTTGCCGGCGCGAAATGCTTGCTCTTTTCCAAGTTTTGTTACATTGGTATCTGTTTTTAAATGTGTCGCAAATTTTAAATTATGTTCCGCCTGACCATGTCTTCCAATATAAAATACATATTCATCTATATCTTTATCAAAATTCTTACTTGTTAAATTTAATCTATTTAAACCGGTTGTTATATTTTCAAACACAACTTCTGTTACAATACTTTCCGGGGTTCTTTCTGATTCATTCGCAATATTATACGTTCTTCCTCCTTTACCTTCACTTGGATCTAACTCGCCGCCGTAGACAAGTTGAAGACATAATCCAGTTTCTTTGTTCACACACAAACGGAGAATTGAACAATTTTTAAAACGTTTTTCTTCTTCCTCTTCTTCCTCTTTTTCTTGATATTCATATTGAACAGGATTTTTATTAAACGTACGATTAATCGTATTTTTAACAGCAATGATTGAATTATTCAGTTTTCTATTCTTTATTATTTTGCCAATAAAACCTTCTTTTTTTTCATTCCTTTTACCCTTGATAATCATGTCTAATAAACATCGTATTCGTGCTTGATGGGTTAATATCAGTGAAACCACCTTTTTTTTTGTTTCTGTTATTACTGGTTTTGTAATTGGTTCACTATTTGTTCCTTTTATTGTCATTATTGTACTCATGAATTATAAATTTATATATATTATACAAATATATAATTTTCTTTTTTCTTTTTGAATAACCTAATAATCAAAAAACCTGTTTTCTAAATAAATTTAATCAGTTTTTTTTGTAGCAAATGGACCACTGATCAGTTCACTTTGTCCATTGTCAGTCTTACCTGTAATAATATTTTCACCTTCAAATAACTCTTTACGAATATCCGCAGCAGAAATCACATCTTGTTCTTTCAAAAAGCTTTCTTGGGTATTCATATTTTGAACACCGATTAAATTACCATTGTCATCAATGGTCTGGGTCAAGGATGAACCAGTCTTTTCGGCGTTCTTGATATTTTCCTCAATCGCCTTCTTTTTGGTTTCCTTAACTCTTTGTTCAAAGGCGGATTTGGCGAAATCCTCATTCTTTACCTTTTCTTGCATCAATTGATTCAACTCTTCTTCCATGTATTCCACGCGACCGGTCTTGTAAGCCTCTGGATCCCAAGGCATCCATAAACCGACTGGACCAACAAATACATCATGGTTTGGATCCAATTCACGCAACATTTTACAGCGCAACTCGGCTTCTTCCATAGTTGGATACACACCGCGGATTTTTAAACCACGTGTACATGTTTGGAAACTATGCTTTACATTAAATGCGTTTTCCAATTCTTCTTCGTTTTTATCTAAAAATGTTTTATAATCATCTTCTAAACTTGTCTGTGTGAGGTTTTCTTGTTCTTCTTTGATAAAATCTTGAAAATCCTTCATGACATCATCAAAAGTTAATTTGTATTTGTAAGAAACAAAATTCAAAAATTGATGGAATTTTTCCATAGACTTGTTAAATTCCCACTTCTTTAGGAATTCCTCAAATAAAAAGATTTCTTTTTGTTTTAAAATCTTATCCGGTGAAACAAAAGACACACACACGAATTTTTGACCAGCGATCGGTTTATCCTCTTCAAGTAAATCAACGTATTTAGGATTTGGTTTTCCACTTTGATCCAATTTTGGTTCTACTCCTGCTTTCATATTTATAAATAATGTAATATAATTCGTTTAAGTATTTATTTTATCATTTATTATAATTCAATTAATTTAGAATAATTGAATAATTAAAAATTAAAATATAATATAAAAATAAATAATTTTTTCTTTTGAATTAATATAATATGTTTGACGTTTACGAACTCGTAAAAAGAATAATCAAGTATTTAGTAGAAGGTTTAATGGTTGCCATTGCCGCCTACGCAATTCCAAAGCAATCCCTTAAGTTAGATGAAATCGCCTTACTTGCCTTGACTGCCGCAGCAACATTTAGTATTTTAGATTCATACATCCCAAGTATTGGTGTTACCGCACGTTCTGGTGCCGGTTTCGGTATCGGCGCAAATCTAGTAGGTTTCCCAGGAGGTCTATAAATTTGTTTCACGAAATAATATAAAATAATAAATAAAATACTAGTGATTTACTAGTATTTTATACCATAAATGTATTCGTCAACATTAAATCGTCGCAATAAATTCCCAATCTAATTCTTCGCATATTTTTTTCCATATAGTGTCTTGCTCAATCAGTTTTTCACGGTCTTTCAACATGGGTATTTCGGGTAAATACGAATGCTCACCCAAGAGTTCAAACAATTTATACAAAACATAATAATAATGTAAAAAATTCACGCGATAGTCCGGACAATGTTTCGCATACGGATACTGTATTTCCATGAATAAATTACACAATATTTCCTCTAATTCTTGGGCAATGATCGGTGGATTTAATCCCAATTTATCCTTGATGAAATTAATATGTTCATAATACTTGTTATAACCCAGTTTTTTCAGTATTTCTTTGGTTTTGATATAAGTCATGTTCTTTATATCAATACGCTCCTTTTTAATCTGTAGTTTCAAATTCTCTAACACATCATCTGGTATTTGTGTTGTTTCTTTACCTTGAAATTGCGCCAATATTTCTTTGAAATGATTTATTTTTTTATAAGCATAAAAGCATACTTCTTTAGGCGGTTCTTTATAAGACGGTTTTTCATTTTCAATCAAAAACTGTACATTTTTAGAACAATGATTACATATTAATATACCTTCATCATCAAGAGGTATTAACTCACCTTTATAACACGATTGACAAATGTCTGATGGTTTCAAAAATGAATTAATGTCCAAAAAAGAATCATCAATATTTGCCAAATATTTTTGAAATATATTGTTATTTTGATTTGTAATCACATTATTTGCGTTTGATTCTATTTTAAAGAACGAATTAAGTATTTTGTTTTTTGATTTAGCAGAATTATCAACACCATTTGAAATGTTTTTCTTGTTTTCAAAATAGTCAAAAATATATTTAGAATTATCTAGGAAATATTCTTTTTTTTTGGTTTTTATATTTTTGATTTCATTGTTGATTTCATTTAGACGATCTTTGTAATCCATTAATTCTTCAATATTCATTGACTTGGATTTTTCATTTTCCTCAATTTTAGAAATGATTTCTCTCTTTTCACTTTTTAATTTTGGCAAATTATTTTGTTCATCTTTAGTGAATTCATTGATAAATTCATTGTGTTTTCCATCCAACGTAACATTGCTTTTTTTATTTACTTTGATTTTTTTGGTGGTTTTTGGTTTAAAACTAGGCATATATTGTGTATTTAAATAAAAATAATGAAATTTTTTTAACTTGTTATTCTTGTATAATCATTATATTTTTACATTTTTTAAAATTTTTGAAAATAAAATATAGTTTAAATTGGTAGATTACTTTTCTTGGAAATATTAAGAACAAAATATAAAATGGATATAGAACCTATAAAAATCAAAATTAATATTGAAAATAAACAAGACAAAAACCATGTCTTGTCCATTGATAATGACAAGTTTCACAAAATGGTATTCTTGTATAACGCATTAAACGACGGGTGGAAAATCAAAAAGAAAAACGACAGTTATATTTTTACAAAAAATCACGAGGGAAAAAAGGAAATACTACATGATTCTTATTTGCTTACATTTATGAAGCTCAATATGGATATAAACAAGTGTATTTCGTAGATTTACGAGTGGGAGCGTTGAATTATAAGATTATTAATTAATTTTATAATTAAATTAAAATCCAAATATTTTTTTCTTTAGCAATATTATAAAATGGGAGGCGGTTTAATGCAACTCGTAGCTTACGGCGCTCAGGACGTTTACCTTAAAAGCCTGTAGGGTAGAAAAACATCAGGGAATATCGAAAAAATAAGATATTCATAAAGCCTTTTGTGGACACTTGTCTTTTATAGAGAGTACCACTGATGTTAATTAGGGAAATTGAATATAATTTATTCAATTTGAAAAGCCCTAGTGAGAAAATCAAATTGCTTGAAACCCCTAAAACTTATTCTACTAAACAATTTTTGTGAAAAAATTGCGGCCAAGACAAAAAACTTGGGTATAGTAAAAATGAATAAGATGATATTTTTATTTAAAATTGAAATGGGCAATGAGCATCCAAGCTTCTTTAATCTATTTAATTTATACAACAATATAAATATAAAACGCATACAATATATAAATGGAAAATGAAATTATAGAAAAAAAATGTAGTAAATGTGAAATTAATAAACCAATTGAAAAATTTAGAAAATACTGTGAACAAAATTCATACGGTGCAACTTGTAAAAGTTGTTTGAATGAACTGGATAAAATGAGAAAAAAAAATGTTAGACAAAAAAAATACGAAACCGTTTTAGCAAAATGTGAAAAGTGTAATGAAGAAAAAGTTTTAAAAGATTTTGCAAAACTGAAAAAGCATTATAAAAAGAAGATATGTCTATCTTGTTATCCAGAATTTTTAAAAGAACAAAAAATGGAATGGTGTAGAACTGTAGGAAAAACAAACATGAATTACAGAATTAAAAAATCTATAGCAGCCCGTTTAAGAACTGTTTTAATTAAAAATGATTCAACAATGAATTATATTGGTTGTAATATCCAATATTTGAGGGAATGGTTTGAATATAATTTCACAGAACAAATGAATTGGGAAAATTATGGTTCTTTTTGGTCTATAGACCATATTATACCTGTATGCGAATTTGATTTAACGAACGAAGATGAAAAACTACAATGCTGGAACTGGTCAAATATGATGCCAGTAACAGTTAAATATAACTCATCTAAAAAAAAGATCGATATGAATCAAGTTAATTATATTATTGAAAGATTGAATAAATTTAAAGAAGAAGGTTCAACGACTAAATGGTTTTCGAAAGAGTTTATATTAAATTTAGAACTTGCTGAAATGAAATTAAATAAAATTAATGTAACCTCTTTTTAAGATATAGTCTAATCCTTATTGAAAAATAAGGTAGAGGAAATGTACAGGAAATCCTCAAATTACTTTTTGGAAAGTCACTTACAGACGTTACACCAACTTTTCGATTGAGTCAATCGAACAAACTTTCAACGGTCAAGCCGATTTCGGTCGCCGTGTCACCTGCATCATCTCCAGAAATGGTGATCTTGCTTACAGAACCTACTTACAGGTCACTTTACCTGAAATCAACCAATTGATGGGCAACTCATCCACCTTATCCTCAGGTGCTCACTCTGTCTACGCACGTTGGTTAGATTTCCCAGGTGAGCAATTAATCGCCCAAGTTGAAGTTGAAATTGGTGGTCAACGCATTGATCGTCAATACGGTGATTGGATGCACATCTGGAACCAACTTACCATGACCTCCGAACAACAACGTGGATACTTCAAGATGATTGGTAACACCACCCAATTAACCTTCATCACTGATCCATCCTTCGCTGATGTTGATGGTCCTTGTGACTCCACCGCACCTCGTCAAGTGTGTGCTCCTCGTAACGCTTTACCAGAGACTACCTTGTATGTTCCATTACAATTTTGGTTTTGCACCAACCCTGGTTTAGCCCTTCCATTAATTGCCTTGCAATACCACGAAGTCAAGATTAACCTTGATTTACGTCCAATTGATGAATGCTTATGGGCAGTCACCTCATTAAGTTGCAACACCACCTCAAACCCAAAACAAGGTCCATATGCCAACACTGCCACCAACCAATACCAAGTTGGAACTCCAGTCACTGCCACCATCGCATACAACCAATCCCTTGTTGCTGCTTCCTTATACGTTGATTATGTCTTCTTAGATACTGATGAACGCAGAAGATTCGCACAAAACCCTCATGAATACTTAATCACCCAATTACAATTCACTGGTGATGAATCCGTCGGTTCCTCATCCAACAAAATCAAGTTGAACTTCAACCACCCTGTTAAGGAATTAATCTGGGTCGTCCAACCTGATCAAAACGTTGATTACTGTTCATCCCTTTTATGTGATGCCACTTTATTCAAGGTATTAGGTGCCCAACCATTCAACTACACTGATGCCATCGATGCTCTTCCAAACGCAATCCATGCCTTTGGAGGTCCTGATGCCACTGCTGGGTCTGGTGCTTTCATTGATGCTCGTGGTTTATTCCAAGATGCTGGTGCTCTTGATGCTTCCATCCCTGATGGTTTCACCGGATACTGGCACGGAGGAGTCTACAACAACGCATACAATGAAGCCAACCTTGGTGGAGATGCTGTCCAATTAAACCCTAATGTTGACAATGTTGCCGCATTAGCTTCTCTAGGTTTAACTACTTCCGATTTCGGTGGTAGGGGACACAACGAAGGATCATCAGTATCTGATGCTGGTACCTTCGTATTATCCGAAACCTCTTTGGACATGCATTGTTGGGGACAAAACCCAGTTGTTGTTGCCAAATTACAACTTAACGGACAAGATCGTTTCTCCGAGCGTGAAGGTTCATACTTCTCATGGGTACAACCATACCAAACACATACCCGCAATCCTGATGAGGGTATTAACGTGTACTCATTTGCTCTTCGCCCAGAAGAACATCAACCAAGTGGCACATGCAACTTCTCCAGAATTGATAACGCTACTCTTCAATTAGTTCTTTCCAACGCAACCGTTGAAGGAACCAGAACCGCAAAGGTTCGTGTGTACGCCACCAATTATAACGTGCTAAGAATTATGTCGGGCATTAACACCACCTGTGCCCAACAGTTGGCTGCCATATTAGATATTTGCTTCCTAATATGGATAAACAGTGTAAAGCAAATATACATTCAACAACATCAGAATGTATTATATAACCAGCTAGTCTTTGTTTGACTATTTAGTCAGATGAAGGCAACATTTCTAAAATGCAGGAACATCCTTACAGCCTTTTCTACTACTTCATTATGTGAAAACATTCTGAATACCCAGGGTAATGACCTCGGGCATAGTAACAACGAAAAGGATTGGACAATCCGCAGCCAAGCCCCTAACCGCGATAGAGCAAGCGTATGGGGAAGGTTCAGAGACTATAATGGAATGGGTCTGAGAAAACTAGCAATTTTCGATGATGACTTAAGGGATAGTCCATGTTCTTTATGAAAGTAAAGAATAATACCACTGGGGTGGGTTAGCATATAGTAATTAAAGTAACTAATAGAAAAATTATATTAGTTAAAAAATAATTTAAAGAAATCTATATTATAAGTTATATAATATGGATAAATCGATGAATTCATATTTAGACGACTTTTTTTTCGGCATAAATCAATTAGAAAATAAAATTGATTGTAAAATTATCAAAAATAAAAATAGCATAAACATTAAAGAAATGAAACCAATTTATTTATTTGATAAAGAACTATTATGTGGAGTTATTGAATATAGTAATAATACATATTATTTAGATATAGAAGATAGGGACAAAATAATAAATTTTGAAAAAAAATTTGTTTTTAATAATGAATCTGATATATACCCCTCATTTAACTATAATAACAAACGAATTAATTATTTAGAATTTTTATATGGATACAAGGAAAACGGAAATGTAAATTATATATTCAAAAATGGAAATGAATATGATTTAAGAAAATGTAATATTATTTGCGAACATATTTACAATGAAATTATTATAAAAAATTATTCTGTAGTAGAATATATTCCAGGACATTATTCAAAAAATGGAGTAGACCCATATTTTATGAAAAACCCGATTTGGAAGATTCAAGAAAATGGTAAAGAATTATTATTAATGTATTGCGAAAAAGATACTATTTGTAAATTATGTCCGTTGAGTTATCAAAAAATACTAGAATTTGAAAAAATACATGATAAAAAATTAACATTTCATAAACATTCAAATGGATATATACTGTCTTCAAATAGTTCATTATTTATTCATCAAATTATTACAGAATGTAATGGTAATGGAAAAGGAACATCATTTATATCAGTAGATCATATTGATAGAAATCCATTAAATAATACAATAGAAAATCTTCGTGTAGCGACAAGAAAAGAACAAGAACAAAATAGTAAGGGAATCGCAGAGGGTACAAAAAGAGAAAGAAAAACGAGTGCGAAACCACTACCAGAAGGAATAACACAACAAATGATGAAAAAATATGTTGTTTATTACCATGAATGGTTGAACAAAGAAAAAACGAGAAGTCGCGAATTCTTTAAAGTTGAAAAACATCCAAAGTTAGATAAAATATGGGTGGGAACAAAATCAAACAAAACACCAATTTTAGAAAAATTACAACAAGCAAACCAATTTGTTGAAAATTTAGAAAAAAATATAATTCAAGAATATAATGAAATAAATAAATCTAACTATGTATAACATGGATAAAATTCAATACAATGAAAAAAAACAAGAACGACGAGAGAAAAAACGGAAAGAAAAACGATCAATTGAAGCAGAAGAAGTTATTTTTATTTTTGAGAAAGTTTTAGAAGAATGGAAAACAATAAAAATATTTAACACATTGATTCAAAAAAACCCGAATTCTTTCATTGATAAAAAAAAAGTAGAAACAATATCAAAAGGAAATTGTAAAATATTTCCAAGTGAATTATCAGAAGAAAGATATAAATATTATTGTGAAATTAGAGAAAAAGTATATTCTTATTGGAGTTCTAAAAAAGATAAACTACACCTATAACCCCAAAAAACTTTTGTCGTAATCTGTGATCATTTTGATGTATGTTTGGTAATGCTTTAGGCTCGTCGCTGTTTTATCTATATTCAACAACAATTTCAAATAATACATGATTTCATAGTTTTTTCCTTCAAGAATAAGAATAACACCCACCAATTTATGAACAAGTTGTCGTATTTCTGGAATACATAACTCGTGAGCCAGTTTACCGACGATTTCATTATAATCGCACCGGATAGTCTCCATGATATCATTATATAATTCCATATTATTATCACATACTTCTTCAAAAATATATTTATTTAATGAATACATATATTTATTACACATACTATCTTTATTACCAATTTATTTATCTACTAATATTTCCTTGGCGACGGTCCGAATGATTTTATTGTAATTTTTCATAGCCTTTTCTTTATCAGTATCACACAAGCTCTGGTCAATCAACTTGGTATACAGGTCACTCTTTTTATTATTCGGATCTTTATATTCTGGGTTGGCTTTCGCCCAAAGAGACATTTGCTTGACATTCTTGTGCTCAATCGCCTTGATGGCTTTAATCATTTGCTGTTTATCGTCGTCTTTGTGCCAGGTATCGTTGTTTTTAATATGAATCACCTCCCTCTTTAAATCACTACAGTGAATGGGGCGTTTGCTGATATCCAAATTGTTTAATCCCTTAATTAAGATATTACTAATCCCACCGCAGTAACCGAGAGGTCCAAAGTTTTCAAAATCAGTTAATGATAGAATGAGTGATTCCAAAAAATCACTAAGATTCAACGCGTCTTTACAAGTCTCATTCAAGAAAACATTCAAATTGAATTTGTTATTGTTTTGTGTATTTATAATGTTGGTTGTTCCTACACCCATTTCTAATATCTTCTTTTGTTGTTCAATAATGAGTTCTTTCAATTCCTTATTTTCTTTAAGTTGTTCTTGAAACAAATTAATTAATACATCCATTTGACCATTTGGGTGATGTTCATTATCATTCATTACCTCTATTACCTCATTCTTTTCGTCAGCATTATCATCATTGTTTTCGTCATTGTTTCCATCATTGTTTTCATCATTTGTTTCTTTATTTATATTAATTAAACATTTCTTATGATGTTTCCATAATCCACTGTTATTTTTATATTTCTTACCACATTTACATGTGTATTCTTGAATTTGCCACTTTTTGCCACTTTTTGTTTCCAAATCGTTTCCATTTATTTCCGCGACATGCTTTGATGTGTGTAAATGTTTATCCCAGTTATATTTTTTAGAGCATGTATAGTCACATACTTCACAGTGATAATTTTTTGCCACTTTTTTGCCACTAAATGCCACTAAATTATTTCCTAAAGTTTCCATATTCTATAAAAAGAAAAAAGTTTAAATCCTTTTTAAGTAAAAACTATTTTTTATGCTCACAAAATTATGCTCTCGTCAAAAATTCCGCGAATGTATTTTGAGAGCTTTATGCTGTAAAATGACCTAAAAAACGCTGTTTTTAACATAAATACCTGGGATTTTCAAAAATGGACATACCAAAAATGTCCATTTTTACTTTTTCCATTTACTTTTGTTTGAAAATTAGAAATTTTAGAATCTAGACTCTTCGGATATTTTGAATAAAAAACAAGTAAATCAAATACTTTTGTTCGTAGTTCCTTTTTCTCTCAAACAACAAACTTTTGAGAATAAAAATGTAAACAAAAGTATAGATATAAATAAATGAAAATAGCATTATGCTTTTTAATTAGTTACAATCACGAGGTGAATAAGGAACATATATGGAGAGACTGGATAGAATACAACAAGGATATAATCAACGTCTATTTCCATTACAAAGACATCAACATGATCAAGTCACCTTGGATAAAACAACACGCAATACCTAGGGAATACATTGTTGAGACCTCTTATTATCATGTAGTGAATGCTTATTTATCCATCGCATATTACGCCATGTTACATGACAAGGAAAACACCCAATTCTGCTTTTTAACCGAGGCATGTGCGCCAATTATGCCACCCGTAAAATTTAGGGAAATCTTTATGAAAACCCACGACAAAAGCATTATGGGGTGGAAACCAGCGTGGTGGAACCCGAAACTACATAAACGCGCCAATTTGCGTTTGTTGGCGCCCGAATTTAGACTCGCGAATGAACCGTGGTTTATTTTGAATAAACAAGACATTAATCATTGCCTACTGTATTCAAAGGTGAATCGCAATATATTTAAGTTAATATGTAATGGAGGTTTAGCGAATGAAAGCATTTTTGCCATCATTTTGTATTCGATGGGAACACTCGGTGACGTCATTAACGAAATCACTCATTGCGTCGATTGGAATAGACGAAGTAGTCCTACGAGTCCATATGTATTCAAACATGGCACACGAGAAGATGTAGAATACATTCACAAATTTATAAAAGAAAACAAATATACCATGTTTTTGAGAAAGGTTTCACCAGAATTTCCAGATGAAATTCTTTTTAAATTTTTGTATCAATGAGAGAAAGCCAAATATTTTATTTGTAATATATATGACTACTCAAAATATGAATAAAGAACCGAATTGGACATTGGAAGACGTTGATTCTGAAGACGAAATAGAAATAGATGATAATGCGAGTTTAAAATTTTCTTCTCTAACATCATCATCACCAAGAACATCACCAAGATCATCAACAACATCACCGAGGACAACGACTGCTTCACCAAGAACAACAACATCATCTCCATTTCCACAGTATGATGAATTAAATATAGATATATCAAATATAGAAGCAACTCCAAATAATGAAAAAATACATGTTGAACAAATAACAGGTAAACAAGGTGTTTTAAATGGTATTATAGATAGAATATTGAATCAAAAAATATATATTCATGCGAACGAATATGAATCATTATTGATAAAACTGATAAGACGCGGTCTTATAATACAAGAAGATATATTGTATAAAATGAAAAATTGTGAAATTAAAGATAATTATAATTGTTATTTAATTCAAAGATTACTGGAGGAATATCAAAAAATACACCCACGCGGTGGAAAAAAGTATTCCAGAAAAACAATAAAACAAAAAAAATTAACAAAGAAAACCAAGAAAATTCCAGGAAAATTCCGCAAACATAAAAAGTCCCGAAAAACCATGAAATCCAGGAAATTTCAAAGAAAATTCCAAAACGCCATAAAAAAGAAACGTTAATTTAGAAAAAACAATATAAACAGGTTTTCATATTGTTTTTATATTATAAAATGTCGCAATTACAGTTGAATGTAAAATACCTACGCGAAGACGCTCGTGAACCTGTATATGGCTCTGATTATGCCGCTGGTATGGATGTATTTTCAGCCGTTGATGAATCCATCCCTCCCAGAACGCGAAAACTGATCGGCACAGGTATTTCCGTTTCATGGAAAGGATGTGACGCAGAACACTACTATCTTCGTGTCGCGCCACGATCCGGATTAGCCGCCAAGTCCAGCGTAGATGTCAGCGCAGGTGTTGTAGATTATGATTACCGCGGCGAAGTATTTGTTTTACTTGTGAATAATCACAACGAAAACACATTTGAAGTAAAAAAAGGCGATAAAATCGCACAATTAATCATGGAGAAAATAAATCGTCCAATCATAGGAATCGTGACTGAACATACCGAAACCAAACGCGGTTCTGGCGGTTTTGGATCAACCGATGTACCAAAAATACCATCCCCGTAACAACGCCGAGTTTAACACTTCCATCTATTACCACAATCAATACAGGTAACAAATGTAGTCATCGGTTCATCCGCCGACCGTGTCTGCATCTGATAATAGGTACATTTCTTTGAACGGCATTTACGACAAGTGAAAGTATCGGTCGCAGCCTCCATAGTTGTCTCATACTTACTCTTGTCACGTTTTATTTTCGCCTGAATAAGAGGTTCCCATTTCACTGGGTTCATTTCTTGATGCGTCATAAACGCAATCATGTGCGCTTTGATTTGTCCACTTGTTAATTGCTCTAATAATTCCGGGTTTTTCAAATTGAAATAAATACTGCGCAAACGGTCTACATATATTTGAACAAAATAGGGATTGTCCCATTTTTTCACTACTTTACGATTGGTCGCTTCTTTTAAACAATAATTATAAATGCCCTTTTCTAAATTTTCGGTTTTTTTCTCATTTTGAATCACCGCGTTTATTTTTGAACGAATATTTTTACGAAACACCTCGGGGTTTTCAACTTGTCTCATATTATGTGTCTTTTACTATAACACATAATATGTATTTATATCAAAATCAATTTTATTTCTAATCCTTCTTCTTTTTTGTATTTAGACATGAAAATACGCTTGTAACACCAGCACCCCCATCATCACCATCATCATCACTATAATCATATTCTTCTTCACTCAATTCGGATCCAATATCTTCTAATTCCAATTCTTCATCCACATCATCCGAACCGTCTACATCATCGCTTTGTTCCAACTCATCACTATCTTCATCCTCATCATCACCACTTCCATATTCTTCATCCTCATCACTGTCCACTACAAAACCATCTTTTAAATATCCGTGTTTTGTCTTTTTCTCTACCGGAACGCCTTCCAATTCATCCACCTCATTTTCATCTTCAGCACAAGTGACCGCCAAATCTTCAAACCCCCCAAATAATTTCTCATATATTTTGTTCCATAATTCAAGGGTCAAGTGACATAATCCGTATTCTGAATTGTCCTTTTTCACATGCGCAACCAAAACGCAATTACCAAAAAATAATGTGCTATCTACTGGAGGGGGGAAATCATATTTATTCTCTGTATTCGCCTTACCTTCGGTCTTACCGTAAAGCAATACAATATACTTTTTTCCGTCGATTTTAATATTAGACCATTCAGTTTGTTTCACAAAATCATCCGCTTTTTTGAAACCACATTTCTTGTACAATTCATCCTGTTTGTATTCCTTTATAGTGAGACTTTTTAGAGTCCCATTTTTTTCAACAATAATCACTGAAATATTTTGTATTTCCATAGTTACTACTTACTAATAATATTATAAATGGGTTTAAATAGTTTACATTAATAATATTAAGATTAAATATTTAGGAAATACAAATGAGAATATATGTAAATTCATATAATCCAGTGGATATGTTGGATAAAATAAAAAAAATAGATGCGAATTTTAGCAAATCCACAAAATATATAGAAATTGTTTCAAACGAGGGACTTTATAAAATAGAAAATAACAATTTATTCAAACTACATCCAGTTGATTATCCTGTACAGCTGTTGAAACAGTATTATAAAAATTTAGTGTTGTTTATTGACAAAAGTTATTTTAAACCAGAAAATATATATTCGCAAATACCGCCTGAGCACGAGGTTCGCGATGTCACTTGTTTTTATTATGAGGTTTGTGACCCGAATTTATTATCCAAGAAAAAAAAGAATGATTATTCTATACAGCTTGTCGTAGAGGGAACATATAAGGAAAATGAGATCAGTTTACAAACGAATTCAAATAATACAAACAATAAATATTATCGTTTTATTCCACATGATTTTTATTTTTTAGTAAATGACAATTTTGATTTTGATAATTATTTTTGTAAAGAAACAATCAATGAGTTTTTATCCCAGTTATTCTAATATTTACATAGTATAATTATATGTTATTTTGGACAGTTCAAACCATTCTTATATCATTTATTTTAATTTTTTTAGTCCATCATTTAATTACTTATTTCAAACAAATATTGACGGTGCCTAAAACAAAAGATTTAGTAAATTCACCGATTCAAAAATATAACGAGATGTTTAAAATTATTGGTTCAGAGTCGTCAAATTCCAATCCAGTGAGTCCGAATCCGATTCCAAATATAAATATAGAAGATTATTTACCTAAACCAGGATTTACATCAGAAGAAATAAAAAATGATGTAAACCAAGAGATGAAAAATGAGCTTAAAAGTTTTTTAAAAAAACAAATGAGCCCTTCTAATACGACAACCACTGATATATCAACGTTGGATTCTTTTGGGTCTTCGTCATATTATTCTAATTATTAGTGTTTTTTTGATTTTCTTGTTTTCCTGGATTTCCTAGTTTTCCTGGATTTCCTAGTTTTCCTGGATTTCCTAGTTTTCCTGGATTTCTGGGATTTTTTACCTCCACTATAACGCTGTTTTTTATTAGAACGTTCTAAAAGTTCATTTGAAAAATCGTCATCCGGGTTGAATTCAACCGTTCCCCATAAATTTTGAAATTTTTCACTTTCCGGATATTTATAGTTTTCATACATATCTGATAATTCGGGTCCAGTCATTAATCCACCTGGACCTACACCGTAACGGTTTTCATTTTCTATATCGTAATGAGCTTTTTTTACATCATATGGTGTGATTGTAAATAATTTTCTTTTTTCTTTTGGAAAATTTCCAGAATCTAATCTTTCCATATTTTTTTCTTCATTTATTCTTACTCTTTTTTTTGGGGGAGTATTAAAATGATTCATATATTATGTAAATATTTTATTCAAATTTACATAAATAATATAATAATCTAATTCTAAAATATAAATGACACTTTTACAAAGCGTACTTTTTATGATGTTGTTGAGTTTTGTCATACAATATTACGTAATGAGTGTTATTATGACGAACAATATCACAAATATTCGTAATAGTTTAGGAAAAGTCTACATGTCGGGAATTATGGCACTCTTGATGGGAATTGTGGAAGTAGCCATGAATGATTATTACATGAAAATGATTTCCGCGAAATATTATATTGTTTTATTTATCCTTTTGGGATTATTATATTACATGTACAAGACCCAACAATATATATATGACCGTGATTATTTGAATGAAATGATAGAACATCATTCCATGGCTTTAACAACTTCTGGTGAAATATTGAAAAAGACAAGTGACCCAAAAGTGAAAATATTAGCGTCTAAAATAATCAATACTCAGGAAGATGAAATACAATATATGAAACGTCTGTTGTCCAAATAATAATATTTTTAATTGATTTAAAGGTTTCGTTATAAATGTATATACAATACAAAGTATCAGCAAACCTATGTTAAAAGACTACGAAAAAGAAGAAATCATAAAAAATTTCCCTAATATAGAACTTTCTTATGAAACAATAGGACATAATAAAGTTTACGATTTCATATTGTGTATTCCTGAGGGAAAAAAGTTTTTTGCCTGGTTTACAACATATAAAAAACAAAATGTCTGTTTTCTGATGGAAATAAATACGGATACAAAACAAATCATAAATATTGAATATGCGGTATGTTGTTTTCATGATCACTTGAGTTTTGGAACCATTTTTTATGGAACCGTTTTTAAATATGAAAACACTCGTTTCTTTTCGGTGGAGGACTTGTATTATGTCAAGGGTCGTCCGGTGAATATGAAAAATTATAGTGAAAAATTGGAATTGTCGAAGCATATTTTCACCAATGATATAAAACAAGTATCATATTATCAATACCAAATGGTGTTTGGTCTCCCAGTCATTGATACTAATTACCAACATATTTTGAATATAGCGAATATCCTTCCTTATAAAATCAAATATTTACAATTTAGACAAAACAATAAAAATTCGGCAATCATCAATTGTGTATATTATAAGTCCAATTTAGGAGAAAAAAGGTACAGCAACAATCACGCAGTTCCTCAACAAAAGAAGGAATATATATTTAATGTGAAACCAGAAATACAAAGTGATATTTACGGTTTGTATCTCTATAATCATGATAGTAAGAAATGTGATTATTATGTTGAGACCGCGTGTATACCAGATTATAAAACCAGTGTCATGATGAATAAATTATTTAGAAAAATAAAAGAAAATGAGAATTTAGATGCTTTAGAAGAAAGTGACGATGAGGAAGAATTTGAAAATCAAGATATTGATAAATATGTTCATTTGGACAAGGAATACAATATGATATGTGAATATAATTACAAGCATAAAAAGTGGACCCCATTGCGTTTAGCGTCGCGGGGGCAAAGGGTGGTGAATAAAAACGAATTCGGTCGTTTATAATTTTTTAACCGAAGTACAAAACACAAATACAAACAAAATAATATTATCTTATATATAATGGCAACTATGAATATAAATTCACCCTTAAGCCCCTTTACATTTAAAGGCGATATTATGACTCCCAGTGCGAATATAAATCCCAATTTAGTGAATGTTGATAATTCAAATTATGCGGGTGGTTTTGGAAGTACTGAAACATCAAGGCAATTTTCTTTAGACAAAACTCCAATTAGTAATGTTGAAGCAGCAGCTGCGTCAAAAATACAATCTGGTGGTAAAACAAGAAAAAATAAAAACCCATTCAAATTAAAAATAAAAAATATTGTCAATAAGTATAAGAAGATGAAGTCCAAATTTAGTAAAAAGATGACATTAAAGAAAATGAAACGAAGATTATCCAAAATGTTTGGTATGAAAAAATCAAGACACGTAAAACATTCAAGAAAACACCGCGCGTCTCGCAAAATGAAAATGCACGGCGGTGGATATCATCAATACATGGGAAATGTTCCCAATACACCCGTATATTCAACGGGTGGTGTATTACCACCAAGCCAGTTGGCATTAGCCAATCCGGTTCCATTTGAAGTATTAAAAAATACCGGTGCTTGTACAGATAATTACAATCATTATACCAATAGTGGAAAACAAATATGGTAAATTTATTACACCTTTAATCTGAATATATATCTAAAAATATATTCAAATACCCCAATATATATATATTTAGAGCATTTACAATATTTACAATTATTATTTATATAAAAATGTGTTGATAATTTACATACATTTTTATTAGGGTTTTCAGAACAATAATTATCATTATTTTGATATTCTATTTTATACATAGATTTTTGATAATTTTTTATATTATATAGGTAAAATAATCGTAAAAATTGTAATACTAAATTAAATCAATTTTATTTTTGAAATAAACTTTTTCTTTTTATTATATATGACTCCTTTAGAAACATTATTAGTAGTATTCAGTGTATTAATTGTAGGTGGAACATCGTATGAATTATATAATGAAACGAAATCGCACCATCGTTCAAAACATCATCGTGAATCAGAAAAATATCATCATGTCTCAAAGGAAAAATCAAATAATGGTTTTTTTGGGGCATTCAACTCATCTCGTAAAAATAAAGATAAAAGTAAAAAATTATCACCTCGAACAACTCGTAAATTATTTAATATATTTAAAAATAC